GCTGGGGGTAACCTCTCATAGCACATTGTTGAACATTGTCGTAGCATTAAAGATACGATGTTCAACTGCCGTGAGGGCTTTCCCTTTGTTCCAATCTAGAAGATGCATCGATTGAGCCAAAGGGCGGTATTTATCAGCACATGTTGCTGGTAAGTATTTAACTTTCTCTTGAGAGAAGCGTTGGAAAGATTGGAGTTGTGGAGTTTTAGAGTGTGAAATGAGGTGTAACAATGATTCCTTGTTTTTGCGCGATAGAGAGCTTGACTCCTTAACATACGAGATCATGTATTCTTTGATCTCCTCAACTGAGATAGGTTTCTTTTGGTTGGACACTCGGTTGAAAGCTTGTTTATAACGGGTGAGAATTTCTCGCGCGTTAAAGCTTTTGACTGTTACGAGTTTGTTTAATCGATTGATATCAGTCTTGTACGACAGGAAGGTTGGTAACCACGTTTGATATTCCATAGTTGATTTGTCTTTTAGATACGTTGACTGCTTATGGAATTCCGTGAGTTCTGTTCGAATAGCTTCACTGATTCTTGTAAGGTTCCATTTTGGAGCTTTACCAGTGACTATAAGAGCAGCTTGTATCCAGCCTTGTCGATCCGTCACTCGATTTCCCTGATGACAACCTCCAACTTCGATTGGTATCTCTGCTAGTAATGGTGGAGTATATCTTTTGAGGTAGTAAGCTTTAATTCGTTTACTTGGTAGGTTAGTTGTTTTAGTAGTGTTAATTGTTTGATAGATGTTGAGTTTGTTAGGTTGTGTTGAGTTGAAGAGCTGTTTCATGCCAGTTAATTCTGAAATCTTCGATGTGTTTGTTATGATGATTCGATCAATCATAGGTTTGACTAGACACTCACAGAAGACACCGTAGTGTGGAGAAATAAACGTTTTAGACTTGTTAAGTTTGAAGCCAAGTTCCTCCATGGTGTCCTCATATTCTGTGATTTGTTCTTGGGTCCAGTGTGCGATCAGATCATCTCCCATGATTCGGAAGTAGTTGTTCTTTGACACTTTCGAAGCGGCGTAGTGATGTAAAAGAGAGAGTATGGGCCAGGTTATACCTAGTCCCATGTGCACTCCTCTTCTTGTAGATTGATTTGTTCCTTTAATTTTCATAGGACCTACACACTCCATCACTGCTAATGTAAACTTATTGTTCCACTTCAAGATCTCGCCCACGTGCTGTACGACGGACTTCGCCAATTGGTGAGGGACGTTATCTGAAGCAGCACTGAGATCTGAAGAATATAAGATTGCACCGGCTTCTCTGTTCTTTGAGAAGTACATGGGTTCTGTCCAGTTATGTTTCAATGGTTCTCGTATTCCTCTAATTTTATGGAGTATAGGAACTAACCGTTTATTTGCAAGGCGGGAAACATGAGTAAGACTTGCAGGGTGAATCGATGCGGTTCTGACTTTATATCCAATTTCGGGTATGGTTAGGACTTTAATCTCGTGTTCCTTCACCTTTAGGACATCGTTAACAGATACATCGAATGAGAATTTACTGTATGAATTTAAAGTTTCTTCTCTCTCTTGGATTTGGATGTGTTGTTGTTGTTTGATTAAGAATTTGGCGAGAGCAGTTAATGGATCTGTGGAACTTGTGATGGTTTTGAACCAGTGGCTTCGGTCATATGGTGGTACTGCACACTTTATGTGTTGTTGTACTAACTCTTTCAATTCTTTGTTTCTTTGGAAGTGTTTCAGAACTAATTCATTGTGAGTTCTACGTCTTGATAGATCCATTTCGTTGTTGAATATGTCG